ATTGCCCGGCCTAGCCTGGTGGTGATAGATGACCCGCAAACTGACGAATCTGCCCGCTCTCCAAGCCAATGCGCAGCGCGCGAGGCGATTCTGGCAGGGGCTATTTTGGGACTTGCCGGGCCGGGCGAGAAGATCTCGGGCATCATGCCGTGCACGGTGATCCGCCCGGGCGACATGGCCGACCGGATTCTCGATCGCAATCTGCATCCGGAGTGGAACGGCGAGCGAACGAAGATGGTCTACCAGTGGCCGAAGAACGAAGAGCTCTGGAAACGGTATGCCGAGTTGCGGGCCGAGAGTTTTCGGCGCGGCGGCAGCGGCAAGGATGCGACCGAGTTTTATCGGAAGAATCGCGAGGCGATGGATGAAGGGGCCGTGGTAGCTTGGCCCGAGCGCTACAACCACGACGAGCTATCGGCCGTGCAACACGCCATGAACCTAAAGCTCCAGGACGAGCGGGCCTTTTGGGCCGAATATCAGAATGAGCCTCTCCCAGAAACTTCTGCCAAAGAGGAAGACCTCTCCGCCGACGCCGTGGCGGCCAAGCTCAACCGTCTGCGTCGGGGCGAGGTGCCGATCGGGTGCAACCGCCTGACGATGTTCATCGACGTGCAGCAGAACCTGCTGTTTTATGTGGTGGCGGCCTGGGAAGACGATTTTACAGGCTACGTGATCGACTATGGGACCTATCCCAAGCAACACCGGCCGTATTTTACGCTCCGGGACGCCCGGCCTACGCTGGCCGCCGTCACCAAAGCGGGCGGCGTAGAGGGGGCGATCTATGCCGGGCTGGAAAAACTCACGGCCGACTACCTGGGCCGCGAGTTCCACAGAGACGATGGGGCCCTCTTGCGGATCGAGCGGTGCCTGATCGACGCCAACTGGGGGCAATCGACCGATGTCGTCTATCAGTTCTGCCGGCAGTCGGCCCATGCCGCCGTGGTGATGCCCAGCCACGGGCGGTTCATCGGGGCATCCAGCCGCCCCTTGAACGACTACCAGCGCAAGCCGGGCGACCGCTGCGGACTCAATTGGCGCATCCCCAACGTCCAAGGCCGCCGGGCGGTGCGGTACCTGATCTACGACACGAACTATTGGAAGTCCTTCGTCTATGCCCGACTGGCTACATCGATGGGCGATCGGGGCTGTCTGTCCCTTTTTGGCGACCGGCCAGAGCAGCATCGACTTTTCGCCGAGCACCTGACGGCCGAGTATCGCGTGAAGACTGAAGCCCGGGGCCGCGTAGTGGACGAGTGGAAGCTGCGCGTGTCGGCCGGCGACAACCACTGGCTGGACTGTCTGGTCGGCTGTGCGGTGGCCGCCTCCATGCAAGGAGTTACGCTATCTGGCATGGAGCCGCAAGCGGCGGCAACGCAGCGGCCTCGGGTTCGATTTTCTGAACTTCAAAGGAGAAAGGCATGGAACAGATGAAGGGGGGGGAACAGGAAAAAGAACAGGCAAAGGGGCTGGAATGCCGTCGGTGCGGGTGTCGGCATTTTTACGTTACCCATACCCTGCAATTGCCTGACGGCAGGATCAAACGCCGTCGGGTGTGTCGTCATTGTGGGACGCCGATCGTAACTTTTGAAGTCCCTCTTGGATACGTTTCTGAGAATGCCCGGAAATGATACATATAGCATGACTTTTTTCCACCCATGCTATATGTAGCATGAGTTTGAAATTTTTTCTTTTTTTCCCCTTCTCCGCCTTCCTTTCTGGTGCATAATGTTTGGTGAAAGGAGGGCGGATTCTATGGCCGACGGAGGTCTGGAAGAAAAAATCCGCAAAGCGGCTGAGGGACCAGCCCAGGTCTCCGGCGACGCCGGTTCAGTCGAACAGCACAAGCTCAGCGAGCTGATCGAGGCGGATCGGTACCTGGCCAGCAGGGAATCTGTCAAGCAATCCAAGCGGGGGTTGCGATTCTCCAAGCTCGTTCCGCCGGGAACAATCTAAAACTATCGGCGGCATGGACAGGGAAGAGAGAAAGGGACAGCATGATCGCATGGATGCGATCTTGGTTCAGGCCAAGGAAGGCCGCTGAAGGACAACGGCGGCGCTTGTGGCGTGCTTTGCTGGCGCGCTACGACGCCGCCGTTACCAATGAAGAAAACCGTCGTCATTGGGCCGCCGCCGATAATCTTTCTGCCAAATCCGCCAACAGCCCCGAAGTAAGGCGGATTCTCCGAAGCCGCGCCCGTTATGAGGTGGCCAACAACAGTTACGCCAAGGGGATCGTGTTGACCTTGGCCAACTATTGCATTGGCACGGGGCCGCGGCTCCAAATGCTCCTGGACAATCAAGAGGCCAATAGCCGGATCGAACGGGAGTTTGCCTGGTGGGCAAAGGCGATTGGCCTTGCTGAAAAACTCCGCACCATGCGCATTGCCAGGGCGCAGGACGGGGAAGCCTTTGCCATTTTGACCAGCAACCCCCGCTTGCCTACTCCGGTGAAGCTAGACATCAAGCTGATCGAGGCAGACCAAGTAACCACGCCGGACCTGAACCCCTTGGCCTCCAATGCCGTGGACGGCATTGTCTTTGACGATTACGGAAACCCGGTCGAGTATCACATCCTGAAAGAACACCCGGGGGATTTTGTCTGGACCGGCGGCATGGAGTACGACCGGGTTCCAGCCGAACGGGTGATCCATTGGTTCCGCATGGACCGGCCAGGGCAGGTCCGCGGGGTTCCCGATATTACCCCCGCCTTGCCGCTTTTTGCCCAGCTTCGGAGATATACCTTGGCCGTGATTGCCGCGGCGGAAACCGCGGCCACGTTTGCCGGGATTTTATACACGGACGCTCCGCCGGGCGGGGAGGCCGAACCAGCCGAACCGTTCGATCCAATTGAACTGGAGCCGCGGGCGCTACTGACCATGCCGGGCGGCTGGAAGATGAGCCAATTGGAGGCCCAGCAGCCCAGTACGACCTACGCGGAATTCAAACGCGAAATTCTGAACGAAATTGCCCGGTGTTTGGAGATTCCCTACAACATTGCGGCGTGCAATAGTTCCAATTACAACTACGCATCGGGCCGCCTGGATCACCAGACCTTTTTCCGGTCGATCCGCGTCGAGCAAACGCACCTTGCCGAAAAAGTCTTGGACCGGATTCTTTCGGCCTGGCTAGATGAGGCCCTGATGATCGAAGGGTATCTGCCTGAAGATTTGGGCGTCTATTATGAATGGCCGCATATCTGGTTTTTCGATGGTCTGGAACACGTCGATCCGCAGAAGGAGGCCGCGGCCCAGGCCCTTCGGCTTGCCAATCATACCACCACGCTGGCTTACGAATACGCCCGGCAAGGCCGCGATTGGGAAGAAGCTCTCAAGCAGCGGGCCAAAGAGCTTGCTCTGATGCGGGAGCTTGGCATTGCCCCCGGCGAGGCTTTGGCTTTACCGGAGGAGATGAACCAGGAGGAAACCGAAGAGACGCCGTCGGAATCGTAATCGTCAAGGAGGACGCCGATGCCGCTACCGGAACGGAAACCAGATGAATCCTATGAGGAGTTTATCGACCGTTGTATGGCCGATCCGGTGATGAACCGGGAATTTCCTGACGAGGCCCAGCGCAGGGCGGTTTGCGAACGGCAATCCAAGACGCAATCGATTGGGCAGGTGCAACTCACTTGCGCGGCCAAAGACCTCAAGATCGAGGCCCAGGCCGAAGAAGGCCGGTTGCCGCGGTTTCGCATGGTGGCCTATACGGGGGCGGCCATGCAGATTCTTGGGTGGCGCTGGCCGGTGGTGATCGACTTGGCGGGATTGACAATCCCCAAGCAGCAATTGCCTATCCGGTTTGGCCACGATCTTTTTGCCGGGGTGGGGCACACGGAGTCTATCCGGGTTGAAAACGGCCTATTGATTGCCGAGGGCGTCATCAGCCGGGACACCGAGGCGGCCCGCGAGATCATTGCCAGCGCTAAACGCGGATTCCCTTGGCAGGCTTCGGTGGGCGTATCGGTCGAGGAATATGAGGCCATTAAAGAGAACCAAAAAGTCTCTGTCAATGGACAGGAATTCGCTGGCCCCTTGAACGTGGTCAGGAAGGGCGTTTTGGGAGAACTCAGTTTCGTAGATTTAGGGGCAGACATGGCCACGAGCGTGAGCGTGGCCGCTTCTTCTACTTTAGAACAAGGAGGTTCTAAGATGAATGATCCGCAAAAGGAAGTGAAAAATTCTCAGACCGTCCAAGCTCAAGCTGATCCTCCCAAACAGGATCAGCCGCAGGCAGCCGCCGCTCAGGCGGTTAGGCAAGCGCCGGCGGTGCAGGCCCAGCAGTCTGCGCAGCCGAACACCGATCCTGCCCAAGAGGCCGAACGGATTTTGGCCATCCGAAAAGTGTGCGCTGGCCAGCACCCGGACATCGAGGCCAAGGCCATTGAGGAAGGGTGGAGCGTCCGGCGCACCAGCCTCGAGGTGCTTCGGGCGTCGCGGCCCAAAGCGCCGGCGGTGCATACGCCCAGGGGCATAAACGATCTGCCCAAGGTGCTCACCTGCGCATTGCGAATGCAAGGCCACGATGAGCGCGTCGAAAAGGAATACGACGCGCCTACCCTGGAGTTGGCTCACCGATTCCGGCAAGTATCGCTCCGGGAAATCGCTCGGATGTGCTGCGCTTGGGAAGGGGTGGAATTGCCGATCTGGGCCACGCCCGTTGACACGATCAAGGCCGCCTTCAGCACGCGCAGTTTTTCGAACATTCTGAAAGACACAGCCAGCAAGATTCTCTTGGCCGGATACCAGGCGACGCCGCTGGCCAGCGTCAAGGTGGCAAAAAAGCTGGAAACCGTCGATTTCAAGCCGATGAGCTTGGCGCAACTTACGGGCGATTACCGCTTTTTGCCGGTTGCGCCGGACGGCGAGCTCCAGCACGCCAAACCAGGCGATCAAGGCTGGACCATCAAAGCCGATACTTATGGGCGGCTGATTGGTCTTACCCGCCAGGACATCATCAATGACGACCTTGGGGCGTTTACCGAGTTGCCTCGGCAGATTGGGCGCGGGGCCGCCTTGACCCTGGAAAAGGCGTTCTGGGATATGGTCGAGGGAGGCGTTGCCGCCGGGTTCTTTTCCAGCGGCAACAAGAATGTGATTACCGGGAACGGCTCCGCATTAAGCATTATCGCTCTTGATTCTGCTGTGGCCAAGATGCGGAAACAGACCGATCCGGACGGCAATCCGATTGCCGCGCGGCCCAAATACGTGGTCGTACCTCCTGACCTGGAATCCACGGCCAAACAAATTTACACGGCCTCTACCTTGATAGCGACTGGATCGACCGAGAAAGTTCTTGCGGCAAACAACATTCATCTGGGCCAATATGAGCCGGTGGTTTCCGAATTCCTGACCGGCTCGGGCGCTTCCAGCCCTTGGTATTTGGTGGCAAACCCCGATGATGTTCCCGCTTTTGGGGTCGTTTTCCTCAAGGGGCAAGAGGGGCCAACCATTGAAGAAGCCACCCCCGACCCGAAATACCTGGGCGTTTTGTGGCGCGGATATTTCGATTTCGGCGTTGCTTTGCTTGATCCTCGCGGCGCGGTCCGGGCCGCCGGGTCGTAACGCTTACGTTTTGACGTGAATGGAAAGCGGAATGGATTCCGCTTTGGGAATAGATTCTTTTGAAACAGAAAGGGACAGACATGGCGATTGCTGTAAAAATCTCTTCTGGCGAAATGATCGAATACACGCCCTCGAGCGACGTGGCCGCCGGGGCGGTCGTGTTGCAAGGCGACCAGATCGGGATTGCCATGCAGGCGATTCCAGCGAACACCAAAGGCGCTTTGGCGGTCCAAGGCGTCTTTGACA